TACTGATAACGAAGAAAACCTTAAGTTTGTAGGGCTTAATGTGCCTATAAATGCAGCTCAACAGGCTGTAATGGATAGAACAGGTTTAAAGCTAAGTGAAGTCCGTGACCAGTTCGGTGAGGGCATCGATACATTTATCCAGCAAGATCCAGAGGCAGGCCAACAGGTAGGCATTGAGAATGAAGTAGCTGAGATCGACGTAGATATCATCTTAGAAGAAGTGCCAGACACTATTAACATTCAGTCTGAACAGTTCGATCTACTAGTTAAGATGTACACAGCTAACCCACAGAATGAGCAGAATCCAAAAGGTATTCCATGGGATGCAGTGATCGAAATGTCAACACTCAGAAATAAGGACAGGCTAGCAGGCAAAGACCAAACGCCAGAACAGAAACAGGCAGCTGAACAGCAAGCGCAAGTAGTAGCTGAACAACAGCAGACTCAACAGCAATTAGTACAATTGGATATGGGCAAGACTCAATCCGAGATAGAAGAGAACAAAGCACAAATTAACAAACTAACACAGGAAACAATTCAGAAGCAGATAGAGAACGCCTTAATCTTGGCTGACCCTGCTGGGACTAGTGTTTCCATATAGCCGCCACCGGGCTTACTCGGGTGATCGTGACGCCAACGTATGGGCGATGAGGAAAGGTACAAATGGTAGATTTAGCAACAGTCTTTAATGACGGTGATCCAGTAGCAGAAGTAGAAACCCCAGTAGTTGAGGAAGTAACAGAAACCCCAGCCACAGAGGAGAAAACTGATGAAACTGAAACGCCTGAAACGGTCGCAAAAGAAGAGGTCTCGACGACGGAGCCTAAGACAGAGCCAGAACAAACCATGGTGCCAATGGCAGGTTTAAAAGCTGAACGTGTAAAAAGGCAAGCATTAGAAAAGCAGGTGCAAGAGTTCGAAGCTAATAAAGCCAAGACTCCAGCGCCAGATATATTCGAGAATCAAGAGGCTTATACCTCACATATGACTCAGAAGTTTGATAAAGCCATGTTCAATGAACGCGCCAATCAGAGCGAGTTCTTTGCAAGGCGTGAGTTTAAAGACTTAGATTCGAAGGTCGAACAGTATCAAGCTTTACTAGCTGACAACCCATCTTTAGGGGGTCAAGTTCAAAGTGCGGTAAGTCCATACCATGAGATTGTCGATATTGTCGATCGTCACGAGAAGATGGCACGAATGGAGAATATTGACGACTTTGAAGCCAAGACCAGAGCAGAGATCGAAGTAAAGGTGAGAGCCGAGATTAAAGCCGAAATGGAAGGGAAGGCAGACGCAAGCCAAAAGACACGAGACAGCATTCCTACATCGTTGGTTGGGGAGTCCTCAAAAGGTGGAATAGGCAAGACGCCACCACCTGGAAACTCAACCTTAAGCAAAATATTTAATGACTAAGGTGAAACATCATGGCTGATACAGCTGCAGCAACGGGCTTAGTAGTCCAACAATGGGATGAGAAGTTCTTCACGGACTCTCTAAACTCAAGCATCTTTATGCCGTTCATGGGCAGCAAGAGCAACAGCGTAATCAACGTTAAAGAAGACCTAACAAAGAAGCCAGGTGACAGTGTTACCTTTTCTTTGGTTAACGCTCTTTCTAACGCTGGTGTAACAGGTAGTTCAACTCTAGAGGGCAACGAAGAAGCTCTTGTTTCTCGCTCTCAGAAAGTGACTATCGATCAGTTCAGAAACGCAGTACGCATACCAGTACTTGAGGAGCAATTCACAGCTATTCCTCTTCGTAGTGCAGGCCGTGACGCTCTTATGAACTGGGAAATGGAACTAACCCGGGATAAGGTTATTACCGCTCTTGGTCAGATCAATGGCGTTGATTATGGCGCCGCTTCTGAAGGCCAAAAGGATGCTTGGTTGGTAGATAATACTGATCGTGCTCTATTCGGTGCTCTTGTTGGAAACCATGGTGTTGATCACTCAGCAGCATTGGCAAACATCGATAACACAGCGGATAAGCTGACTCCTGGTGCCGTTTCATTGATGAAGCGACTTGCTAAGACAGCATCCCCTAAGATTGGGCCTCTTAAGCCTCGTCAAGGCGGCGTTACTTCCGACAGCTACGTTATGTTTGTGCCAAGCCTAGTTCTTCGTGATCTTACGAATGACTCTACTTTCCTACAGGCTAACCGTGAGGCACGTAACCGAGGCAAGCAAAACCCAATCTTTGCTGGTGCGGATTACATCTTTGACAATATCGCTATCATCGAAGTTGAAGACATCGAAGTGTTAAGCGGTGTTGGTGCTGGTGGTATTGATGTTGCTCCTGTGTACCTTTGTGGTGCTGGTGCGGTAGCAATGGCATGGGCTAAGCGTCCTCAAAGCATGGAAGAAGAGTTCGACTATGGTGACAAGCAAGGTATAGCGATTCGTCAATGGTATGAGATTACCAAGATGACTTACGGTACTGATGCTTCTACTGATACTGGCGATTTAAAAGATCACGGTATTGTTACTGGCTTCTTCGCTTCTGTAGCTGACTCTTAACCAATAGGGGGTTAATAGCCCCCGTATAAAGGAGAATAATCATGGTTGCAGAAACACTGACAGCCTCAAGAGCAGCTTCAGACCAGCCCGTATTTAAGGCTAGTGGTGCCGGTGATCTTTGTTGTGCATACGGCCAGATTACTTTGGCTGCTAACGTAGAAGACGGTGACATATTCGAGATGTGTCGAATCCCTGCTGGTGCTGTAGTTGTTGGCGGTAGTATTTACGCTGATGACCTAGACACTAACGCTACTGAAACTCTAGATATGGATATCGGTTGGGCTGATAACGGTTCAGACGTAGCTGATCCTGATGGGTTTGGTAATCTAGGCGTTTGGACTGGTGATGTAACAGCTGACCATAAGCCTGTAGTTGGCAATATGTTTCCACTTCAAGGCGTTTTATTTACAGGCGGTCCTAAGACGTTTGTTAATGAGACTATCATCCAGATCGAAGCTAATGCAGCGGCGGCAACGGGTGGTACTGGAAGCTTATCGGTAGTGGTTTACTACGTTAATCCATAGAGTTTATAGGGGTTAGAAAGCCCCTTTTTAGAGGTTATATGAAAAAGTTTAGATATACGGGTGATTGTGAAGGAATGACATTTAGAGGGTTAGACTTCCCAATTGATAAGCCGGTAGAAGTAGAAGACGAAGACAGTATTAAAAAGCTAGAAGGTAACTCCCATTTCTCAGAAGTGAAGAGCAGAAAGAAGGCGGAAGATAATGGCGACAGCAGCGCAGATAAGGGATAAAGCAGGCTTTCTATTGGGCGTTAAGGCTTTGGGTCAGACATTAACTAATAGTGTCTCAAGTGACTTAGACGACGCCTATACAGAGGTGTACGCTCGCTTACGTGATGAAGACCTAGTGAGCTGGCATGTAACTCAAGAGGTCCCTGATGAGCTTGTAGACCCGGTAGTAAGCTTAGTGGCCTTTGCTAGAATAGATGAGTATTCGGTCTCTGATAGTCGCTATCAACGCATAACACTAAAGTCTAGCCAGGCAGAGATAAGAATAAGACGTTCTCTACAAGACGATTACTTCGACAACCAAAGCGAGGCGGTGTACTTCTAATGCCAGTAGTTTCTATTCCATTAGTTGGGCCCACATACACTAATCGATCTTTGCCGGTCGGAAGTCAGGTCACCCGTAACTTCTACATCGAGGTCAACCAGCAAGGGGGCGAGATAGTTTCCTTTATGCCTTTCCCGGGCTTGAAGCCATTTGGTGTAGCTGGACTAGGTAAGAATAGAGGCTTTGGTGTACTAAATAACGTTCTTTACACGGTGTCAGGAACAGAGCTATACAAGGTTGATGTTAACGGTAATGAAACGCTTATAGGTACGATACCAGGCACTAACAGATGCAAGCTTGAAGAGGATTCGGTGGGCAATCTAGTCATTACTAATGGGATAGGTAAGCCATTCTCTTACGACGGATCTACCTTATCTCAAGGCACTGACAACGATTTGCCTAACGCCTCAACGGTTGCTTACATTAACGACCGGGTTATAT